AGAGAACCGCCGTTTGCAGCAGCATATGGCCGCTAGCTCTAGGGTTCTTGTAGAGCAGTCTCAGAACTCTGCCCAGCTTGAGTTGGAAACTGCCAAGAAGAAATATAAGGAAGCCTACGAGGCAGGCGATTCTGACGCCTTGGCAGACGCCCAGGCTGAAGTCGCAAAAGCTACCTGGAAGCTGGAGAAAGCCCAGGATATGCGGCCTTTACAGGCTCCGCAAAATGATGTACAACCCGTCCAACGTAGTAGTACGCCTCGGGTAACCGACCGTGACCAGCAGTGGTTGCAGACTAATACGTGGTTTGGCACTGATCCTGAAATGACCGCTTCCGCCCTCGGGTTGCATCAGCGGTTGGCTCAGGATAAAGGTGACAGCTACGTAGGTTCTGATGAGTACTACAAGGTTGTTGACGCTACCATGCGTCGCCGATTCCCCGAGTATTTCGGGAGCAATGACGAACCGGCTGAGGAAGAAACTCCAAGCCGTGCACAGAAACCCGCTCCGGTTGTGGCTCCGGCTACCCGTAGCACCCCGCCTAATCGCATTAGGCTGAAGGCATCCGAGGCCGCTATCGCTAAGCGTCTTGGGGTTCCTTTGGAGCTGTACGCGAAACAGGTTGCACAACTGAAGAGGAATGGATAATGGAACAGACCAAAGCCCAGAGCCGTCTGGCTCGTGAATTGGATTCTCGTGAAACGACGATGCGCCCGCAAGCGTGGCGTCCGCCTGAGACTTTGCCTTCGCCGACTGAGCGTCCGGGGTGGAAACACCGCTGGGTCCGCACTTCCACGATGGGCACTGCTGATCCGAGCAACATCTCCTCGAAGTTGCGTGAGGGATACGAACCCTGCAAAGAGCAGGACTATCCTGAACTCATGATGCACGCCTCCACGGATGGCCGCTTTAAGGGCTGCATTGAAGTGGGCGGACTGTTGCTTTGCCGTATTCCTGCGGAGTTCATGGAGCAACGCACCAAGCACTACGAGGGCCAAAATCGTGCCCAAGTGGAATCGGTAGACAACAACTTCCTTCGTGAGAGTGATCCTCGGATGCCTCTTTTCTCTGAGAAGAAGTCCAAGGTCACTTTCGGATCTGGTACTTAATCTAGGAGTCTTTCATGGCTTACCCCACCGTTGACGCCCCCTACGGGCTGAAGCCGATCAATTTGATCGGTGGTCAGGTGTTCGCCGGAGCTACTCGTCAACTCGTCATTGCAAATACCTCTGGTACCGGCTACGGCACCAGCATTTTCTATGGCGACGTTGTCAAGTTGGTTGCTGGTGGCACCATTGAAAAGGATATTGGTCAGGCTACGGCCACGCCTTGCGGCGTGTTCCTTGGTTGCCAATACACAAGCGCCACTACTGGCCAACTGACCTTCTCGCAGTACTACCCTGCAAGTCTGGCAGTCAAGAGCGGCACCATCATCCAGGCTTTCGTGGCCGACGATCCTGACCAACTGTTCAAGGTTGTTCTGGTCGCTGGTACCACTGAAGATGGTAACGGTCTGACCCCGGCCTTCCTGGGCCGCACGGTCATCGGCACTAACGCTGAGCTGGTGCAAAACGCCGGTTCGGTCGTTACTGGCGATTCCAAGGTTGGTGTCTATACGGACGGCAATACGGGCACTGCCTCGCTGCCTATCCGTATCATTGACGTGGTTCCTGACACTGCCAACTCGTCTGGCAATTTCTGCGAACTGATCGTCAAGTTCAACGCGCCGTACATCGTCTCTACGACTAGCGGTGGTGCTACCACGACTAGCGTTGTGACCGGCGGACACCAGTATCTCAACTCGCTTGGCGTCTGATCGAAGGAGTAATACAAAATGGCTATTTCACGCGCACAACTGCTGAAAGAGCTGCTCCCCGGCCTGAACGCCCTGTTCGGTCTTGAGTACGCTCGTTACGGTGAAGAACACAAAGAGATCTACGAAACGGAGACCTCTGAGCGTTCGTTTGAAGAAGAAACCAAGCTGTCTGGCTTCTCCGCCGCTCCGGTGAAGAACGAAGGCTCTGCCATTGCTTATGACAATGCGCAGGAGGCTTGGAGCACCCGCTATACGCACGAAACCATTGCCCTGGGTTTCTCGATCACCGAAGAGGCGATTGAGGACAACCTGTACGACAGCCTGTCTGCTCGTTACACCAAGGCTCTGGCTCGCGCTATGGCTTACACCAAGCAGGTGAAGGCTGCTTCCGTGCTGAACAACGGCTTCTCGTCTAGCTACCCCGGTGGCGACGGCAAGGCTCTGTTCGCTACGGATCACCCCCTGGTGTCCGGTGGCACCAACAGCAACACGCCTTCTACGCAGGTTGACCTGAACGAGACTTCCCTGGAAGCCGCCGTTATTCAGATCGCTGCGTGGACGGACGAACGTGGTCTGCTGATCGCCGCCAAGCCCAAGAAGCTGGTCATCCCGCCCGCACTGATGTTCGTTGCCAAGCGTCTGCTGGACACCGAACTGCGTGTGGCTACTGCTGATAACGACATCAACGCTATCAAGCAGATGGGTGCCATCCCCGAGGGCTTCACGGTCAACCACTTCTTGACCGACAGCAATGCGTGGTTCCTGACCACGGACGTGCCCAACGGCATGAAGCACTTTGTCCGTATGCCTCTCCAGAACTCAATGGACGGTGATTTTGACACGGGCAACGTGCGCTACAAGGCCCGCGAGCGCTACAGCTTTGGCTGGTCGGACCCACTGGGCATGTTCGGTTCGTCTGGTTCGTCCTGATAAACCGAGGGTTTTACCCTAGAAAACGGCCCTTCGGGGCCGTTTTTTATTGCGCTGAGTTCTGATACCATGTTACCTGTGTCGAACCACAAGGAGCTAACATGGACACCACCAACCTGCCCAAGACCCGTGCCGAAGCCAAAGCCACGGGGGCCAAGTACTACTTCACCGGGGAGCCATGCAAGCATGGCCACATCGCCCCGCGCAAGACCAAGGGAGCCTGCGTTGAATGCCTGAAGGTTGAATGGGAGAAGGGCAACCAGACCCGTGCTGACTACTTCCGGCAGTACAACCAATCGCCCGCAGGTAAGGAGGCCAAGCAGCGGTACTACGAAGCCAACAAAGCAGACATCATTGCCAAGGCTCGTTCTACCCCCAACGAGCTGAAGAATGCCTATCGCAAGCGGTGGAAAGAGGAAAACGCCGTGCAGGTGTTGGCCGACAATAAAGTTCGCCGTCGCAAGCATCGCTCCGCTACCCCGCCTTGGCTCACGCGCAAGGAGAAAGGTGAGATCCGCGCTATGTACCAAGCGGCCATCTTGTCCTCCAAGATCAGTGGCGAGCGGTACGTGATTGACCACATCTACCCTCTGCGCTCCGACGTGGTGTGCGGCCTGCACGTTCCCTGGAACTTGCGGATCATCACGCAGCAGGAAAACCTGGAGAAGTCCAATTTGTTGCCGGACGATAGTTTTGCTCTTGCGTTCCCACCAGCCCCGTGATACAACTACGCAAGTCCCAAGATTCCAACCTGCTTGCTGACCGGCTTGGCGGACTGACCTCACAGACAGCAAGCGCAATTGAGGAGCCTTCAATGGCACGCACTACCTTCTCCGGCCCAGTCAAATCCGATAACGGTTTTGAGGGCAGTTTCATTGGTACGCTGACGATCACGTCGGGCGGCAACACCATCACCACAACCAATTCTGCAACCAGCGGCACTTATCAGCCTTTGGTTGTTTCAACGGCCATGACCGGCGCTGGCGCTGATGGCGGTCGTGCAAAGTTTGACATGACCACCAATGTGGCTTTGGGATCGTTTTCCAATGCCCTGAAGGCGGAAGTCACTTACGGCGCGTCTGGTCGTACCACGGGCCTGGGCTCGGCATTTGTTGCTGAAATGACCTTGTCGGCTGGCACCTCCTCGGGAACCTATGCTCCTATTGAGATTGAACTCAATATGGGCACTGCGGGTTCTACGGGCACTTCTACGTCGCTCATTTATGCCTCCGTAAACGGCACCGCCGCTACCACATTTGACAGCAATGGCTTCATTATGACGCTTGCGGGCTTGACTGCTGGTGCTGCTGACGCGGTCGCCACCCCCGGCGCGACATTTGCCGCTACGGCAACTGGCACCGCCTTGGGTGGTGCAAATCTGCGTGGTCTGAAGGTCAAGATTGGAACTTCAACTTTCTATCTTGCTGCGATTCCTTCTGCAACTTACGAAGCATGAGCCTAACCAAAGAGCAATTGTTGGAAACTCGTCAGCAAGCAGTTGCTAAACGACAGCAATTGTTTGAGATGATTCAACAGGCTAATGGCGCAATCGACATGATTGATCACTTGCTTCAACAATTAGATCAAACAGAATTGGAGCCGCAAGAT